TTAATTCATCAAAAGTATCAATCGCCCCAACGGAACTAGAATCAACAGGTGTTGTTCCTGATGTATTGTAAGACCTAACAACGCCATTTGTTTGTTGTTGTCCATCCGTTCCTGTTATTGGAATACTTTTTCCATCCTTATCATAAGTAATTGTATTTATTCTTCCAATATTTCCAATATAGCTTTGTTGGGTACTGGTCATACTTTGACTTATTGTTGTCGCAGCATTTAAATAACCACCCCTTTTATTCTTAATAATGTTTAAATAATTTTCCTTTATCTGATTTTTAAGCCTATATGAGAAACCAAGAGAATCTTTTGAGATATACTGAATAAACCCTTCATCACCATTATTCACATTTGAAGATAAATCTTCAAAAATAACATTAACTCGTTTTTCAAGATTATTTGGTTTACCAAAAAGAATTGTTTTTTCGGCTTCAGTTATTAAAAAAGTACCCTCCGTATATGTTCGTTCTAACATCCATTGTTGACGTAATCCATTATTATATTGGTTTACTGTCTCTCTATTTTTATTTACAACATTTGTAAAATAATTTTGAGTCTCACCAACAAATTTAGTCATAAACTCACCATATGATATTGTTCCTGTTTGACCAGTTGATGTTACATTACTAGTTAAAATAGTTCCAATAGTATTTTCATTTGTCTGCCCATTATTTGGTGCTGCTTGATTTATAGTTGGGGGACTAACGTTGTTAACCGCCGACTTTAAGAAATCTTTATCAATTACTTTATAACTTGCATCTGTTGGGTCAGACCTATCATCATACATTTCTGTATTTGCATAATAATTAAATGTTAATGCATTTTGAAGTTTATCAACAGATTCTTTCAATCCGCTACCACCAACAAAATTAAATTGCATTGTAACATTCGCAATCATTGGTTGAATACCAATACCTTCAGGATTAATATCTAAATTTTCATAAGTAAGTCCCAAACTTGTTGGAATAATTTTTGTATTATAGAAATCCCCAATTCTTAATATTAAAACAGGTGGTGCTCCGAACGCAGTATTTGTTGCATTATTATAATCCAAAACTTGTTGTCCTCCAATCTGTTTAATTGTTGGTATAGTATCACCAGGTCTCATACATTGTTGTAAAAATGTTAACCTTGAGTTAAGTCCTTCAGGGGTTATTGAGTGAAATGCTGGTTGAAAGAATTTTAATTTATCTCTAAGGTTATCATAAACCATAGGAGTTTCTTCCTTAATTGTTTCAAAATAATCACACTCTGATAATAACGCTCTTAATACACGTTTACTAATATTGTCTCTTTGTACAACAGTAGTTTCTAATACAGGAACTGTTTCTGTTTTAGTTACAACATTACCCACAACAACTGTGGTTTTTTTAGGTATTGGCTCTGATGGAGGTGCAAAATTTGTATCAATTTTAGAAATATACGACCTTCTACACGCCATCGCATTTGTGGTGTATACATCTTTTGAACCAACTTGAGTATCACCACCAACAACACTTTTATCTTTATCACTACAATTTACATCACTCCAACTAACAAGTTGATTTATTGAGTATGGTGGTTTTGTTACTTTTGATTTTAACGGCCACGACGCCACTTTATCTTCACCATAAGTTTTACCAGGTTTAAGTATTAGTTTTTGTTGTTTAACATACTCCATAGTATTTAAATCTTCAGCAAAAAACTTAATTGTGGAAGCAATTCTTCTTTTTGATAATTCAATATTATATGTTTGTGATGCTGGTGCAGAGCAACTTGAATCTATTGTTAATGTAATTGTTCCATTTGGATTTTGTTTTAATTGATTAGCAATATCTATTGCCAATTGTTTTCCAACTTCATAATTTGGTGTAACAACGGTATTATAATTTTCATCTAATTCAGTCCCGTTTGGTTTTACAGAATATGTTGGTTTTTCATTTATATATTCATCATACATTAAATTATAATTTGGTGTATTAACCAAAAACTCCGCATCTGTTTTTGCTCCGTTTGGTTTAGGATAGTCATTAGAAAAATAAAAACCTAAATTTAAATACTTGTCAAAATTAATAGGTGCCCCACCACTTCCACCATTTCCACCAATATTACCAGTTGTTTGTCCTGCAACTTGTGGTATTGTAGTAATAGTACTAGTAACATATTCCATCTGTTCTTTTGTAAGTTCTTTAGATGTAATCGCTTGTTGTATTTGATATAAGTCATTTGGACCTATTGTATAATATTTTTTAGCTAACTCATATAAATCGTATTTTCTACATCCAGCAAAAAATGAATCTAAAATACTATCAATTCTTGTTTTGTTTGTTTCGTTAGCCAAAACTTTATTAACAATAACATTCAAAACTGAAGGATGGTCAACAACTATCTTCCAAGTTAAAGTACCAGTTCTAGTTGTATTTTTATAAGTATATATTGGTTCTGGTCTACCAATAAAATCATTTGGGTTCCAATTAGCCTGAACACTTTCACTAAAAGTTAAACCATATGGTGGGAACCACATAACTCTACCCCCATTTGGGCCTCTTTCACAAACAGGTAAATCAGATACTGCAAATCCTGGTGTGTTTGATGTTGCCCACGCTAAGTTTTCTAAAGAGAACATATATTTTTTAGCATAAGCAGTATTTGTATTTCCAATAATATTTGTAGAATCTTGTCCACCCTCTTGTTTGTTTGGAGCAATATTAAGATTATATGTCTTATCTAATACCGAATATGAAAATCTTCTTCCTTCGGTTACAACACCATCAACTTTTTGTAAATCATTATATTGAAGATATGGAATATCTTTAGTAAAAACCCTACAATATTCAGTACCAACTTCTTGTCCTATTGAACCAACATAAGTTAGGACTCTAGAACCTTTGGTCATTTCTTTATATCCATCGTGAAATACTTTACTAACTTGGTCAATAGCATTACCAACGTGTTGTAATCTTTTACCTCCTTGTGGTTGACTATTAATTAATCTTTGTGTATCGTCAAGAATTGAACCTTCCCTATAGGTTCTTTCTGTAGATTCGGTTGTATTATATGAAGAAGGTTTAAAATCTTCATCTTGGTCTAATATAACCCCACCTACACCTACTTTCTTACCCGCATTTCCTTTGTATTTTGGAGATACCCAAGTGAATCCACCTTCAATACCACCACCATTACTATAAGTTGGTCCGTTAGCTCCTAATCTAATTTCCTTACTTGGACCTTCATATAACTGTGCTAACTCAGATGGACCATAAACAGGAACTTGTAGTTCTTGTCCAAAGGCATTAGCAGGAAGTTCTCCACTTGGTGAAAATACTCTTGATGGTTCAGATGTTGTTGAACCAATGTAAAAATTGGCATTGTTAGTTTCTGTACCTACAATTGCACCACCAAGTCTATCTAACGCAGTTCTATCATAACTTGGTTTATATCTATTAAAGTTAATGTTTTTAAACAATAACGATTTCTGTCCTGCTCCTGTATTATTATAAAATAATTGAGACCCTGTTTTACCCCCACTTAATAATTTACTAACAAAATTACCTACCGCGGCTAATGGGTTTCCAAGTAACGCTTGTCCAATTGTTGTTGGTTGAGGTGGGTTAATTGCTGGGTCAAAATAAGAACCAGATATTAGTGAAAATGGGGTTGTGCTACCCGCAAGTCTAAGAGCAAAATCTGTGGCAGCAATTATTGGGTTATTAGGTATTGTTATTTGATAATTAGGTTCTATTAAAGGAACATTACCCGTTAAAATATTAACAAGATTTGATGTACTATTAACATTTAAAATATTTACTCTCCCAAGTGTTTGTCTAAGGATTTCTCGTCCAATTCTATCCTGAAACTCTTGTTTAACCTTTACCGCACCTAATCTAGCAATATACGAATCTTGACTTAATAATCCATTAGTACCTTGAGGGTTAGATGAAAGTAAAAGAGATACTGATGTATATGATGATGGTACATATATTAATGGTACGTATGGTTGACTATTAGTTTGTCTATCTTGGTCAGGTCTTACAGTTTCTAACGTACTAAAAGCATCCGCAGAGTCAAATACCCTTGTAGTATCCGCATAAGCATTTAGTGGTCTATAGAATTTTATTGCAGCATAACCCTCATCAACAATATGAGCATCTTGTTGTCCAGGACCATATTCCCCCTGATTTGAGATTGTATTAAGTAACCCTGTTGGGTCAATAGCTTGTTTATATCCACCATCAGCGCCCCATTCATTTAATGGGTATAACTTATTAGCAAATACAGGAGTATCAATTAATCCATCAGGACTATCAATAACCGATAAATCAGACTGTACTACCTCATATGTTATTGGAGGCGTAGCCTTATATGGAGACTTAGCATATGGAACTAAATTTCTTGTAATCAGTTTTTTTCTAAAACCTTCCGAACTTATATAATCTAATGGACTTCCCAATCTATAACTTTATTAATAAATAGGTTAATGGTGTTTTTTATTTACCATAACTACGAACTCCTTGTCCCTTTTCATTTGGTTTTGTACCAGTTATGCCCCATATATATTCTTTAAATTGTTGTTTATTAAAAATTTCAGTTAATGATTGTTCTGACATTCCATTTGGAGCGGTTACATTAACGTTTAAATTTCCAAATTCAACTTTAGCATTTGTTGTTTGATTTGTTTGAGAAGTGTTATTATACAAAGCATCACTATATGAGTTTCTTGTCACACCACCAACAACTTGTTCCCTTGTAAGAGCTGTTGGTTTTACTTTATTTGAAGATTCTGTTCCACTCTTTTTAATCATCCCACCCATACTATTTGAAAATTTTTCAGTATAATTTCTAAATTCTTTTTCAATATCACTATTTCCTGTTACTTTTTTATTAGATTCTTGGATTATCTTGTTAAAAATTTCAATTCCTTTTGCCCCAAACCCATCTGCAGAATTTTTAAGACTATTTTCAAGGTTACCTAATTTACCAGAAAATTCTTTATTACTTATTTTACCACTATCTTTTTCAAGATATAAATCGCGTATTTTATCTAATCCAGCACCAACTTTTTCAGCAATTTTTGCGGATTCGGGAACTTGTTGGTCTGCAGAAGATGAAACCGCTGTTGCAATTCTTTGAGCTCCAGCCAAATTAGCACGAACTGGTGCAGCACCAGCAACACCATATGTTGCCTTTGCAACTATTGATTTTAAATCAGTCGCAATTCCTTTCATAAAATCCAATTGAGATTTTTGAATCTCTTCCACCGTTTTTGGTGCGTTTCTTAATTTTTCAAATTCCTCTTTTGTAATGTCGGCTAACTTTTTATCATTAATTTCTCCTGTCTTATCATCTCTAATTTGAACAACATATTCTCCACCTTCACCCATCGTTGCCATATTTGCCAACAATTTTTTATCATCTTCATTTTTAAAATTGATAGATGGATTAACCGCAGATAATCTTTCATCTAAATCAGCAGCAGCAAGAGCACTTTTAGCTAATTGGTCGTAAGTAACACCAGTCTCTTTAGCCATTTCCCTTAAGGTTAAAATACCTTGTGGATTTATCTTGAATGTTTTTGTTTTTTCATCAAACTCAGTAAATTGTTTTGTGGCATTAATTAAGCTATCTTGTAATGCTCCAGGGTCATTAATGGCGTCATTCATCATTGAAAATGGGTCAGCCAAATCACCTGAAGCAACTCCAAGTCTTTGAAGAGCCGCCGCCATATTAATAGCTCCTTCTGGGTCCATTACTTTATTTGCAAATGTTGCGGTTTGAGACATATCAAATCTTAACATAGAAGCTTGAGCGGCCATTTTAGTTAACCCTTGAACCCCATCAGTAAAGTTAAATTGGTTCATCAAACTCATATTTTTTGCAACATCCCCAACTACTGATTTAGCATTTAAACCAAGATTTTGAACATAATTTATAGATTTTTCTATACTTGGTCCTATTTTTGAAGTTTCAATACCAACTGACGCAAAGTTTTCAACTAAAGTTTTACTATCAACGCTTAATATTTTAGAACTAGCGTATAACTTACTAACTTGAGTTTCGGTGGCCAAGACGTTCCTTCTAGAACCCTCGGCGATATCCGACATAGTTCTACTAACATCACTTAAATCTCCCCCTAAACGAATAATACCAGCAGCAGATTTAGAGACTGCGTCCATCATTTCGTCAATTCTTATTCTACCCTGAACAAATGCGGTATTAAGATTATACGCCTCTTTAGACATATTCATTATAGAATTCAAAGCGTCATCAAGACTTGCCCCCATTCCACTAAGGTCTTTAAGATTTCCTCCAGGTATATCTGCCATAAATTATATTATTAGTTTTCTATAAATAGAAGAAGGACTAAAATTTTTAGTCCTTCTTTGGGTTTTCTTCAATCCATTTATCCAGTAAATATTTTCTAACAAATACTGGCATTCTTTCAAAATCTTGGTAAGTAATATTCATTAAGGTATTTAGATAATAAAACTCATCTAACTGACCTTTTCTATAGTTAGAAGAAAGGACGAAAAAAGTCAACCCCAAACCCAACATTTACTGTTAGTTTTTCTCCTGACGGGGTCATTAAAGTTCGGTTCATATCCAATCTCGGTTCATTATCGTTCATGAATTTTCTAATATATTTTGAATCGGCAATTGGTAATGATTCAATAAACTTTGCAATTACCGCTTTGTCGGTTGAACCATCAACTTCAATAATTTCTTTTTGCATTCTCCACGTAATTTTTGGAACAACCCTACCTTGTGGGTATGTATCAGCTAATTTACCGATTTCAATTATTTCACCATAATTTAATGGTTTAAGTTTAACCGTTGATTGTGATTTAGGTAGATTAACAATAAATGTTCCATCATCATTTGGTTTTTGTCCATTAATAATGGATAATTGGTCTAACATTACCGTTGACTGAAATTGTTTTTTAGTTAGTGGGTCAGTAAGATTCAAACTCATTTCAGGACCAAATGCCGTATTTCTTAAAAAGATTAAGATAGCTTCAACATCTCCCTCAATAAGTTCTTCAACTCTAATATCTGGTTCATAAATTTTTGCCCTTAATAAATTAATTGTTAAATCATTTCCTCCACCCATAATGATATTCTCATCTGAAGCGGTAAGATAACCCACCTTAAGTGTTTTTTTCTTGTTTTTATAAAAAATACCTTCTGAAGGTAATGGTACCACATCGTGTGGTAATGTAAAATTTTCTTGACCGTAGTCTCTTGATTGATTGTCCATATAAAAAAATAACCGTAAAGTTTATGTTCTTTACGGTTAAATATAATTAGGTTTAGTTTTTTATCAATAGTATTAATAAACTAGAACACATCTATCCATTCTTAGTGTTGCTGTGATTGTTGCCAAAGCGTCCGATTTATAATCTAAAGCGTTAAAGTTAACATCTGATAAGAATGTTCCATAAAGAATCCACTTCTCAACAACAACCCCTGTTGGGTCTAACATTTCTAAATCAATATCTTTTTTATAACCCGCAGCATATCCCATACGACCCGTTACTGATTCAGCATGTAAACGAACCCACTCCATAAGAGCTTGAGCCGCTGACGGTCCAATTGGGTCTCTAAACGTTACGTTAATTGTTTGCCAGTTAAATCTACCTGCTACAAAGGTTGATGTATTTAGGAATTGTATTTCAACTGGTGCAATTGTAATATGTGGTCTTGATGAAGATTCTACGAACCATTCGTTGATACCCAAACTTGATGGAAACCTTAGGATAAAACGATTTTGACGTTTTGGTTCGTAAGGTATCGGCATTTTCATTAATAAATCAGCCATGTTATTTTAATTTTTGTTTTTTATTAGTTGTTTATATCTATAAATATAGTCTTGTTAAAAATATTTCTATTTACTTTTGTTTTTGAGAAATTATTCTTTATTTATATTCCTTTTTAGCTCCTCCAGCAGTAGAATATGTCTTAACTATATTATCTGGTTTATTTTTAAAGTGTTTGTTAATTACTTCTACATTCTTAATATCATCATCTGAAAATCCAATACTAGGTTGTTCTGGTATAAAATTGTTAGATATATCATTTTTAACAAATGCTCTTTTATTAAGTATACCAGCAATTCCTTTTATATAAGAAACAAATTCGTCCATTGCAACAACTTTTAATTCTTCAGGGTTTGCAGCACTTCCTTCTCCAAAAGTAACAGGGTGAAACTTACAAAGTTCTAAATATGATTTAATTAATTCATCATCACTCATATCTTCTTCACCAACAAACGTCCTATATTTTTTTAAATTTTTGATTAATTCGTCTTTATCAATACCATTAAATCCGTCTATAATATAATTATAAACCGCTTGTTTTAAAGTGTTTGGATTATGTCCTCTTGCGGTGATTATGGAAAAAATTGACCCGTTATTAATTGCCTCTCTAAAATCATCAAATGCGGGACCTAATCTAGCCCTCATCGCATCAATTAAAAAATCTTTATCACCTTCAGTTCTAAAATTTCTAAATGGTGAATCCGCAAATCCTACTATAGTTTCACCTTTATATTTGAATGGATTTTTACCAACATCGTGTCTATATTCCGCAAAATCATCCGTACTCATTGGAACTTCGTCTCCCTCCTCATTTTTTAATATTATCTTTGTTGGCATATGAACAATGTTGTCATCCCAATCAAATGCATAATATTTCATATCTGGAGTTCCCTCTTCCTTGAAACCTTCTTTAAGTTGTACTTTCATATTTGGCTATTAAGGATATCACAATTTGTGATATCCTTATTTTTTTTTTAGATATTTTCAAACGAAGCTCCTGTTGGAGTTATAAAGAACTCAATATCTATGAATTCTAAAGCCTTCGTAGGTTTTAAGTAGATTTTACCTACTAATCTGTTTGCATCTAAATCTTCAGGTGAAGATGATACTGTTACACGGAAATCGTATAAACCTCTATCTCTTCTGATTGAATCTAAGATTGGATTAACACTATCTAAGAATTGTTGTCTAACGACTTGGTCGTTTTGTTCAAACAATAATCTTACCGCTACCGCTGAAATTAATTTACGAGCTTGTAATAATAATCTTCTAACATTTAATCTGTTTAACGCTGAATCAGCAACTTGTAAGGTTTTGTTACCCCAAATTACAGTTCCAACATCAGAGAAGGTTGCGATAGGGTTGATTCTGCCTTGATACAATGTATCTCTATCTGTTTGTGTTAGTTTTTGTCTAGCTTTGATTGAATTTACAAGACCTCTTGTATAACCCGCAGATGCGAACCAAGGGAATGCAATATTATCAGTCAATGCTAAGTTTCTACAAACTTCACCTGTTGGTGGTAAATAGATTTGTGTATTATTAACAGTATCTCTTGTTAAAATCCAAGGATAATATGTTGCAGTATAGTTAGAGTCAATTCCAGTATTATCTAAGTTATCAACTGCTTCTTGTGAATAGATGATATCTAAAGAATTTGTAGAATCAGGTGTATACATATTATAATCAGGAGTTGTTGCAATATAAACTGAATCCGCTCTTGAATATTGTACCATATCTATTGCTTCTTCAACAAGGTTTGAGTTATTAACATAATCAATCGCTGTTGTTGCAAACACGTTAATGTTTGTTGCTTCAGGGTTTGAGAATGTTAATATACCAAGTAAGTAAGCATAATAATCTGTATTTGCAAAATCTTGAGTGTTATTTTGAACCACAATTCTCTTAAACATACCGTCACCTGTTGCAGTTGGGTATTTTGTAGATGGTGCCGCTCCCGCTAAATAACCTGAAGAACCTAATTGGAATCTATCTTGGTTAGTTCTATATTCTCTATAGATATCCCATCCGTCAAATCCACCAGCAAAACATACTGTGTATTTTCTTGAGTAAATAAAATAATAAGGATTTTCCTGAGTTTGTGGGTCAAATCTAAAATCAGCCACACCACATTCAAATGCTGTTTGACCGCTTGTCATTGATGTATTTGCAATTGTAACAACCGTTGCTCCTGAATCCATATGGAAACCTTTACTTAGGTAATTCCATTTAATAGAATCTGTTGCAGTTTCCCACCCAACAACTGGATTTTGTTTTCCTTTATATGTTAAGAATGACTCGTCAATTCCGAATTGAGTTGAGAATCCTAAATAACTTCTTCTTATAATATCTCCTCCCGATTCAACAGTGTTTGAACCTCCAGCGGTTGTACCAAACGGTGGGTTATAAATAACTTCACCAGGATAATAATATTGTGTTTTGAATTTAGGATAAGGTGATGGATATGCTGCAGCATCTTCGTATTCTCTTTGAGTATAACCATAGAATCCACAAGGGATTGCATCAATCGGATATTCATTCGCTAATTCAATCATAATGAATTTTGATATTAAAGCAAACTCTCCGTTAGAAGAACCAATCTTTTTAGCCACAAAATTATTAGAACCTGGGTCCATTGTACAATTTGTGAATTTTTCAATCACAACTGGGTTAGCATCTGTGTCAAAGAAATTTCTAACTAAAACATCAAATGTCATATTATTAAATGATAAATTAGCAATTGATACTTTGATTTCAGTATTTGCAGCATCACCATCGGAAATTGAAATGAATTTGAATAAGTTATAAACTTTATTACCTCTTAATTCTGAAACTAAGAATGGTGTTTCTGGTGATTGGTATTTTTCCAAATTCCAAGCAATTGATGAAGATGATTGACTTCTAGCATCAGGTAGTGCTATTAAATCACACGATAATCCACGAATATAACCTTGGTTATATGCATAATTTAAACTTGATTGATAAAATTCTTCAACATAAATTGGAACAGCAAATCTTGACTTACCAAAATTATCAACACCTAATACCTTTGTAATGTATTTTGCCGATGATGCTAACAATGAAGTTTCAAATGAGAATGTGTTATTATCTTTAGTTATACCTGAAAGTAAGAAATTCTCAAATGGTGAACTTGTAATACCCGAATATTGGTCAGTACAAACTAATTGTAAATCAGTAAGTCCGCTTACTTCGTAAACAGGTCCATGATTATCACCTGAAGTATTTTCATAAAGAGAAATACCTCTTGAACGTATTGTTCCAACAACCATATTATTAAAGTCAGTATAAGCAGTTCCTGAGAAAATATAAGAATTACCCGATACAGTACCTGTGTAACTGTTTGATGCTCCTGAAGTTAATGATGTTACAACGTAATCAAAAGAATAACCCGAATAATTATTATTTGTGTAATTTTCAAAATTTGCATAATACCAAGGGTCATTACTACCCGCAGTTAAATCATTATATGCTAAATCATTTGAATCACAAAGATAAACATTTTGAACATTAGTATATGTTGATACTAAATTTGTATAATCATCACTAGGTATTCCACCATATATTACAGCAGTAGTTGCCGATAATGATGGTGTATCCATAATAGTATCTAAATAATAATTAAAATCATCAGACAATGTTGATGTTGAACCATCAGATAATCTATATTGAACATTTAAGTTTGCTTGAACTACTGCGGGTAAACTTGATGTAAAAGTTACAGTATTTCCTGAAGAAGTTCCTGTAAAAGTCGCCGACCAAGGTGTTCCTGTTGATGGGTTAGTTCCGATAGTTGTTGGGTCAACATTTGCAGTTACCCTAAGACTCCAAGAAGGACCCGCGTCATAACCAGATAAACCAAGTACTCTAGTAACAAACAATTGGTTTGATTGTTGTAAATATGATTTAGCAATATATGCTGCCTCATATTTAGGAATCTGAGTATTATAAAACTTAACGGGTTCTGTTCCCCCGAAATAAGCTTGGAACTCATCGTAGTTTGTTATGAAAATTGGTTCAAATGCTGGACCTTTTATTGTTTCTCCAACCAGTCCTAAAGTAGTTACTCCCACGCTTTGGGCTACGAATGATAGGTCGGTTTCAGATGTGTAAACGCCTGGTGATACGAATACTTTTTGATTTGCTTGTGCTGTTGCCATTATTAAATTATTCTGTTACAGATTTATTTTATAGATAAATATTCAGCATTATATGAAAAAACTTTACTTTTTAATAAGTATTTATAAAGAGTAGGAATAAATTCTACCTTTTTTCATACTATGAAAACCAAGAAAGAAATAAAGAATATTAAAATATCACCTGAATCACACGATATCTTAAAAAGATACTGTGATAAGAGGGGAATGAAAATTTATAAATTTTTAGAAAATTTAATATCAGAAAAGTGTAAAGAGAAGAAAGATATCTACGGAGAAGATTAAACTAACTTATTTTCGTACAATATGTTAGCCTCTTTTGTGTTATCTTCTTTGGTTGCTTCAATCCTTAAAATATCATTTGTTGTGATTTGAATTGTTTGAATATCACTACCATAAAAATCGCCATTAATATAAACATCAAAGGTGTCTATATTATTTGACGACACTAAATTCATATTTGCAGTAAAATCAATTCTTTCACTTAACGCAGTATTACCCGTAATAAATAAAAAATTCATTTCAAACTCATCAGGATTTTCAGGATATTTTTTTCTTTTTTGTTTTCTTGTTGATGTATCTATTTCAAATAGTTGAGTAACTCTTGCGATTGCGGGTTTAACCTCAAACTCTTCTTCATCAATTAAATAACCCAACATAGTAAAATCATAATTCTGAATATAATATTTTCTTGTGTCTATGGTCATTTGAGATTCATCTGAAACAGTGTTTAATATAATTGGAACATATTGACCTTTAATAAAGGTATATGCTTGTCTTGAAGAAAACTTTTGCATAATCACCTTATTTAATTGGTTAAGTTCCCTCATTCTATTACAAATAATTTTTACACTATAGTTAATATCAACTGGTACGGGCTGTGGTATTGTGTAGATATCCATACCTTGTTCATTACCATTCCAAGTTGGAACTGATGCATAATAAAATTGTTTTCTATTCGGAATGGTATATATCAATGACGGATTTGACCCGTATTTAACTTCAGGACTTCTAACCACAGTAATAAATGGTGGTGACGGATTATTATCTAAATCCGTGAATAATGCTGTTTCAGTATATTGTGACCAATTTTGTGTTGTAATTATAATATCCAACATTGGTACAATTTTTCCAGCAGAAACAACCTCCAAATCTTCCTTAACAAAATTAAGCATACCTTTATCCAAGTCAGCATGTAATACCGATTTTGGTAAGTAAGTCCCATCCTTATTAATATATTCTAAAAGTTGTTCTCTGCGTTCAGATAATACTTTCTTTGGAACTAAAGGTAATGTTGGTTTAACTATATTTCTTGGTAATGCCATATTTTATATTCCTCTAAATTCGTTTTCGCTAACAAATGTTGCCATTATGGTACGATAAAAAGATTTATAGCCTCCATAACTGTGTTTGTTATCTGAAACAACAAGACCATCATCACTTACAACATAATACCTTACTCTATCTTCCGTTTCATAATATCCAAAATAATCACCCATATAAATATTAACCCCCATATCATCAAGTGTTTTTTGATAGATAGAAAATTTCATATTACCTGGTTCTAGTTGTTCAACTTTTGAATTACCAAGAAATTTATTTTGTGGTGCCATAACTTGAACTAACCCATTTAATTCAATTGGTGCCAAAAATTGAATACCATCTTCCAATACTTCACCATAAACATCATCAACTTTAGTTCTATATCTGTCAACACGGTATAATATAACTTTGAAGTTCATATCGCCCTCCAGCCACTGCCTTCCCATATCAATGTCTAAATTAAAATCTTCTCCACCGAAGAACATACCTAATCTTGTTATTGGAACTAATTTCTGCATATTAATTTTTTGTTTGTTTATTATAATATAATTGTGATGTGATTTTCATATATTGATAAATACTTTATTTTTACTTATATTTAAAGCAAAGTTTTTATTAAAGAATGGAAATAAGTTTAGAGTCCAAAGCGATGGCGATTCTTGAGACCTATGAAGGTGGTAATAACTATCTTTTAGAATTAAAACGTAAATCACAGATTAACAGAAAATTCTACCCAACAAGAAGTCAGTCGGAGTACATAATCTCATATCACGACAAACAACCAAAGGTTGCTAAGAAGTGGGTGATACTTGATGCTTATTTCGCACAGAAATTGGCAGATGATAAACTATACACGGAAATACCACAAAAAGTATGGGTTGAAAAACTTTTGGCGGATAAAGAAAAGGCGTTCCATATTTGGGGTAGAGTATTTGAAACTGAAGAATTTCACGATTTTTGGTTACCAAAGGCGGCAGTCATAAAAGACAATACCGTTAAAGATGTTGTAATTGATTATGAAAAATATTCAAATAGACCCCCGCTTCCACATCAAAAAGAAGCAATCCAAAAATTAGTAGAAAATAAGAAATTTATTTTGGCTGATGATATGGGGTTGGGCAAGACAACAACAACTATTATTGCCGCCCTTGAGGCAAATGCAAAGAAAGTTTTAATTATTTGTCCTGCAACTCTAAAAATAAATTGGAAAAGAGAAATTGAAAACTATTCTGATAAATCTATCTATATTGCTGAGGGTAAGAATTTTAGTACTGAATCTGATTATGTAATTATAAATTACGACATTATAAAAAACTTTCACGACCCAAAGAAAAAAGAGGAATCTCAAATCCTTTTAGCAAATTTTGATTTGGTTATTATTGATGAAGCACATTACATTAAGAATGGTCAAGCACAGAGAACAAAGTTGATAAATGATTTTGTTAAGAATATTGACCGACTTTGGTTATTAACGGGAACACCTATGACATCAAGACCAATGGATTATTTTAATCTATTAAGTTTGGTTGATTCTCCTGTCAGTAAGAATTGGATGGCGTATGCGGTTAGATATTGTAGTGGATATCAATTTAATGTTGGTGGAAGAAAGATTTGGAATATTACTGGAGCATCAAATTTGGATGAATTAAGAGAAAGAACATCATCAACCATCTTAAGACGATTGAAAGAAAATGTTCTTGATTTACCTGATAAAATTATCACACCAGTTTATTTAAGATTAAAATCAAAAGAATATGAAGAAGTTATGGGTGAGTATTATGATTGGTATGATAAAAACCCTGATGAATCAAAATCTTTAACCGTTCAATTTTCTAAATTGACAAAAATTAGACAGATTATTGCCAACGAAAAAGTAACTCAAACAATTGAACTTATTGAAAATATTATTGAACAAGATAAAAAGGTAATTGTATTTTGTAACTTTACAGAATCTTTAAACAGAATTGCTGAACATTTTGGAAAGGCTGCCGTTAAACTTGACGGGTCTATGTCCAAAGCTAGTAGACAACATAGTGTGGACGAATTTCAAGAGAACCCAAAAGTAAAAATCTTTGTTGGAAATATTAAAGCGGCAGGAGTTGGTATCACCTTAACCGCAGCTGAAGCAGTGATAATGAACGATTTATCATTCCTACCATCAGACCACGCACAATCTGAAGATAGAGCATATCGTTATGGACAAAAAAACAATGTATTAGTTTATTACCCTATATTTGAAAACACAATTGAAGGGATAATTTATGACATATTAAACAAGAAAAAACAAGTTATCGCAACGGTAATGGGAGACAATCAAAACCCCGCCGATGCCGCTGAAGAAATTTTACAAAGAATCAATGAGTTGAGATATTAATCAACAACGGATTATTTATATACAAAAGATAATTCAAAGATTTAAAAAAAAATGTTTGGAAAATCAAGAAAAAAAAATATCTTTGCAATGGATAATTCAAAATTATGAAAAAAACCGAAAAAAAAATACAACAATTAGAAGTAGAAATCCTTGAAGGTCACGTTAACAAGGAAAAGGAATTGTTGATAACAGAAATGAAAAAAATAGGAATAGAAAAATTACCCTATTCTTATACAGCCCTAAAACAATTCATTGACCCAGAGACAATGGATTTTCATTATAACAAACATTATAAAGGGTACGTAGACAAATTAAATGACGCATTGTCAAAGAAAAAAGAAGGGGATTTAGATTTAGAAAAAATTATTAAAACCATCAGTCGTTTTGATAAAAATATTAGAAATAACGCGGGGGGAGCATTTAATCACGCATTGTTTTGGAAAATGTTAACTCCAACACCAAAAAAATTGGAAGGGGAACTTTTCAAAAAAATAACAAAACAATTCAAAACATTTACGTTATTTAAAAAAGAATTTGAAAAAACCGCTAAAAATCAATTTGGTTCTGGTTGGGCTTGGTTGGTACTTACACCGAAAAATACATTAAAAATTATGGCAACTCCAAACCAAGACAATCCGTTAATGAATGTGATTGAAAATGGGGGGTTTCCATTATTAGGGTTAGATTTGTGGGAACACGCATATTATTTAAAATATAAAAATAAAAGAGATGAATACATTACAAATTTTTGGAAAGTTGTTAATTGGGAGTTTATTACAAAGTTATACGAAATGAGAATTGAAACCAAATTATCCGAATCTATCCATATGAAACAAGTTTTAAGTGAAAGCAAATCAGAAATGTGTTCAAGGTCTGATACCGAATACTATAAAACCCTGTTTAATGTTAACGAGGCAGTTAAGAGTACATACATGCATGGTATCAATAGAATCATTAAGGAAGTATTTAATGAGAATTATATTGAAAAACCTGAGAATAATGAAATGTCGGGAGTTTATAATATTGAAGGAACTGGTAGGTCGGTGTTGAATAAATTAAACACAAACTACACAACTTTTTGTATCTTATTAAGAGATGTTAACCAATTCATCGCAACTTACCCAAATAAAAAACCAATTAGTTTTATTGACAAAATCCCTAAAGAACAAGTTACAGAAACTGAAAGATTTATACATGCTTTGGATTATTTTAAATTTAGAATTTTTGACAAAGAGAATTCAACATTCCATAACCTATTGAAAACATTGGCAGATAAAAATGCTGCAGGTATTAAAAGGGAAGAAATAACCGCAGCAATTATTAGACGTTATTTTGGTCCAACCGTTAAGGTTGATTTAATTGGTGGACCTGGTAATAAAAAAGATGCCATAGGTGGTATTGATTTAGAACTAACTATAGATGGAGTATTATATACCGCACAGGTGAAAAAATTTGGTCAAAAAATTATAGATAATGATAATATTACTTTAGAAGATACGGGACAGGTTAAACCATATCGTACAGATTTAATGATTTTCCAAAGAGGTAAAAACGTTTTAATTTTTAATAAAAAACCAAGAATTATTGATGGAAAATATGTGTTTCCACCTGATTCGCTGTGGTACAGTATATAAACCTAAAGTATTTGATATTTATTTGATATGTCAGTTATACCAGAACCAGAAAGGTCAAAAATTTATACAAGGATTAAACACCTATTGGGAGCCCCACTTAGAAGTGTTGAAATTGAAGATGAAATGATGGATTCTTTAATGGAATTATCAATTCAAGATTACGAACAATATATCCAAGATTGGCTTATTGAAAGCCAATGGGTTAACTTAGTTAATCTAAACATGAGTGAAAGGTCAGTCGCAAACGCATTGATTACAAGAACTATGGATTTTGAACAACAATTTTCATATTCATATTCTAAAATCGTTGGTCTTCAAACTATGGGACCTTGGGTTCTAAAGAAAGATTATATCGTTCTTGAACAGAACAAACAAGATTATGAAATTCCTGCAGGAAGAGAAGTAAACGAACTTTTATGGTTTAGTAACCGACCATTTACCGCTTTCGGTTTAGGTGGTATTGGTGGTTTTGGTGGTGTTGGTTTAGGTGCTAGTGAAGCAGGATTTGCTCAAGCGGGTAACCAAGGTTCTTATTATATGATGTCAGGTTTTGACTATCTAATAAGAATGCAAGAAGCAAACATTATGAACAGAATTTTGGGTGGTTCATTAACATATAGAATTACAGGATTACCTGACGGAAAGAAAAACATACAATTATACAACGCACCTGGTAACAGTTTTAATTGGAATAATTATAGTGGATATGTTGGTAAAGCAGTTTGGTATTGGTATTATGATGTAACACCTGATAGTAGAGCAGATTGTTTAAAGAATAACCCTGATGTAATTAAATTACCATCAGATGTTCCTTTAGGTGAATTAAATTGGATTGATTTAAATACTCCCGCACAACAATGGGTTAGAAGATATTTTACAGGATACGTTAAAGAAACTTTAGGTAGAGTTAGGGGAAAATATAGTGGAAACTTAAAAACTCCAGATTCTGAAATAATGATGGACTACACAAGTTTATTGACTGAAGGTAAGGACGAGAAAATGAAATTAGTTGAGGAATTACAATTAAGACTTGAAAGATTGCGTCCTGAAAAACAAATGGAAAAAGAAGCGTTGTTAGCTGAAAATTTAAATAAACAAATGAGATTTAGAGCAATGCCTCGTCAAATATACGTAATATAAAAATATGACAATCATTAGAACAATACCGTCAACAAGATTAATTAACGGAGAAATATTAGAAACATCAGAAATATCAATTGTCTCTGAAACAAATTACAGAACAAACGGAGAAGAATGTGTTATTATTAGAGGTGTATCAGAATCTACCGTTATTTTGGATTCCAAAACAACTGACCACGTAGTTATTAAATCAATGACAAGGCTTACAATCAAACCAGATATCGGTAAAATTGATGAAGATTACGACGAAATTGTTGCCGATAGATATGCTTGTATTGAATTTAGATTTTGTTCAGGTAACTGGTATATTTTATCAAGTGACGGTTTAAAGAACTCCTAATTTCTCTTTCCAACCATCTTCGGCTAACTCATACATATAGTCAGAGTTAAGTCCACGTTTTTCCCAATAAGATAATTCACCTGAAGATAAAGTCATAACTTCTTCTAAATCATCTTGGTCTCCTTCACCTAACGGATAACCATTGATTAATTCACATTGTGCCGTAGTGAAAATACCCCTTTCTTGTGGGTCAGTAACAATCATTCCATTTCTTACCTCGTCTTTGAATACAACCATTAAAGGTTCCATCCTTTTATTAAATGTTGCTATTGCTCTTGGAACATTATAATCACCAGTTAAGGTGGGGTCATTATCTAAAATGTCTTTATCTAACATATAACAATTAATCATAACACCATCGGTGATAGGTTTTGATTTACCATCATTAAATAAACTAACCGCATTAGCGTCTTTAATTTGTTTTGGTGTCATCTTCTGTACATCTCCTTGAGATGATTTGTCACCATTGTTAACATACATAATTACATCACCCAAATTCACATTCAAATTATTCTGAATGGCAAGTTCCATATGTGCCATACGACTCATACTATTACCCGATTTAGTTTTAGTTGTTAATCGTTTTTTGTAGTCATCAATACTCATCTTAACTTTTGCCCTTTGAGCAATCTTACTTAAAGCAATTTCTTTATCATAAATCTTTTGGACGTATTCATAATAATATTCAACAAACTCTTTACCATTACCTTCAAGTAATAATTTAATACCCTTATCCAAAAACTCTTCAATATACAATGGAAGTTTCTTTGACTTAATACTATTACCCGTTAGTTTAATTTTTCCTTTAGAATCCATAACAGCATAATTCTTACGAGCCAAGTTAATACACGAAGGCCAAACACCATCCGTATCAAGAGCCATTTCACCCCTCATAAAAATATCGTTATACTCCGCAACATCTGCTTCAGGTCCATAATATTCTTTACCTAACTTCACCTTCCAATTCAAACCACGACCAACATAAACTCGGTCTTTTGCGTCATCTGGTGTTGAAAAGTTTACACCATCCGTATCCATAACCAATGGGATATATCCTTTTGTTGTAAAGAACTTAATCATCTGACGGAGATATTGTCTACCTGTACAAGTAATCTGTTCCCCCATAAACATATCCCCCCAAGCATAAACCTGTGGTGCTGACAACGCCCCGAACATTGAGTTAATAAAAATCTTAATTGGTAATTGTTTATTACCATATGATTCAGATTTCTTTTTATCTATCTCATAATACTCTTCGGCAAGTTGTTTGTATTTGATACGGGTATCACGGAAATATTTTAACATACCTTTCATTGCTCCCGTTACATCACAATCAGGGAATACATCGTGTACCAACTGAATAGAGGGGTATAGTGAACTAAAATCCAGTTTAAGTACATTCTTACTATAACCTACCTTTAGAAGTCGTGAGAGACCTCCTACGAAGTCAGTTTTACCTTGCTTAGCAGGAATTGCCAAACCGTGTTTGTATGACCAAGCTAACATTAACATCTTCCATAATGTTGCAGTACCCATTGTAGATACTCTCTCGTATGTTGTTGGAATCATTGCTGCAAGTAAGAAAGACCCCTGATTAAATTCATAATCAACCTTTAATGTTTCATCCAAATCGTCATCAAGATACATTTCAACCAACTTATCACCACTTATCTTTTTATAGATACCAGGGAATTTAATATCCAAATCTTGGTAGTCAGTTGCCTTTTTGTATTTTCCGTTCTCAACATTTAACCAATAATCTTCTTTATTTAAAAACATTTTACCAATGTTTTCGTGGTCAATATATACACGGTCAGGTGCTTCTGCTTTAATATATTTGGTGATGTATTTTAACCCCGCAGATTTAATACTTGAGTTAATCGCCTGTGCTCTACGAACCGCATGAATGATGTCAATAACATTATAACCCCAAATTGAAGTTTGAGTATATTTCTCCACCTCATTTGCGAGTTTTAACATTCCATCTTTTCTTGTAAATGAATGTTGGGGGTGTAATGATTTACAAATCTTTTTTGGGTCAATCTTTAAAATTCTACATCTTTCAAATATCCAATGCCAATCAAAGTTTGCGGAATTGTATCCACCAATAATACTTGGTTTTAATTCATCTATAACACGGAAGAACTCAATGATTGCATTTTTTTCTTCTGCTTCATCAATACATTCAATTACTCGGTGATAACCCTTATTTGTTTTTATTCCAATCATAAAGATACGACCATCATTAGGGTCTAATGCTGTCGTTTCCAAATCCCATCCGAGTATTGTTACATCGTTATAAGATTCAAATCCTTTAAATAATCGTTTTTCTTTGGAAATTAAATATTGTTCAACAGGTGGTAAGATTATAACCCTGTCTTTGGTGTGTTCACCCCAAGGGTCACATCCACCATCTCTGAAAAATTGAACTAGTTCACGGTAACCTTTCAAAGATTTAACCATAAATGTCATACCTTTTTCTAATCGCTCATTACCGTGAGTTTCTAATTTCTCAATCATAATACCATATTTGGTCATGGCTTCTTTTTGAGCTTCTTTGGAGTCGTTGTAAAACTTAATACCCCGTAAATCACCTACCCAAGCAAATGGGGTAAATGTATCCTTTCGTATTTCTTTTCCTTTACCAGGAATTTCTTTAATTTTATAAATGGAGTTGGATGCGTAGTCAAATTCTATCGCTACAATAAATTCTTCAGGGTCATTGCCGTGTAAGAAAGATTCAATTTCTTCGTTTGATATCATAATATTTTTTCGTTGGTGTATTAGCTTTCACATAAAGTGAAGTTTACCTTCTACGATAAATATAAAATAAAAAAATGAATAATCAAATTAACAACATGCCGTTTCTGAAATAAAACTTGGTTGAATATTAATATATAATTCTTCTCTTAATGGTAAAATAAGAGTTCCCTCGTCATTTTTAATTAAGAATTGACCCGTGTATCTACCAGGTGTGTTTGTATCTCTTGAAGTAAATTTAAAATAAATATAATATTCTGTTGGTGCTCCTTCAGGTAATATAAGGGAAGTAATAGACGCAGGGGCAGAAACAATTTTAGGAATTCCCGTTTCCACGTTAATCATAGTAAAGAATATTGTAGAAACTTCTAAGTCCTGCATTAATTGAAGATAACCTGCTCTACCGTCTTTCACCACTTGGAGTTTAAGAACTGGAAGTGTTGCGTTTTGTTTAATGAAAAATTCCATAACAATAAATATATTGTATGTTTATTTTATATTAGTGAAACTTTTACTATATTTATAGATATTTATATTATATGGGAAGACCAAAAAAACAAGAAAAAGATTGTAAAATTAAATTTGGAATTAGTTTAGACCGAGAATTATTTGATAAGATGGTTAAAGATAAGACCAAAAAATCATCATTAATAAATAAATTATTAAGAGAGTATTATGGAAAAAAAGATTTGTAGTAAATGTAAAATTGAAAAAGATGTTTGCGAGTTTAATAAAAAATTAATTAGTAATAAAGGAATTCAATATTATAAAAGTTGGTGTAAGAATTGTCAATCTGAGGAAGATAAATCTAAAAGATTATTGAACCCTGAAAAATATAAAATATGGTATGATAAAACTCGTAAAGAACGCAACGAGCACAGGTCAGAATATTATCAACATAATAAAGAAAAAATTTTAATACAAAATAAAAAGTATAAGGGAGTTAATAGTGTTAATCGTAAAAAAAAATATGATAAAGATATTTTATTCAAATTAAGACATAGATTAAGTTGTAGACTTAGAGAAGTATTAAAATTTAAAACATTAATAAAAAACAAAACTCATAATGAAGTTATGGGTTGTTCTTCGGAATTCCTTAAAGAATATTTAGAAAAACAATTCACAGAAAAAATGTCTTGGGAAAATCATGGATTTTATGGTTGGCATATAGACCATATCGTTCCATTATCATCGGCGAAAACAGAAGAAGAAGTTTATAAACTTTGTCATTATACAAATCTTCAACCACTATGGGCTGAAGATAATTTGAAAAAGGGAGATAAGATTTTATTTTAACTTTCTTTTCTTAAACTACCTTCATAGAATTCAAATCTATCGTGTTCTGTTGGAGTTAATAACAAAATACCTGGATTAATATTTCCTTTAACTGTTTCCTGATAACAATGAGACATAAGAGTTTGTTCAAATGGATGAGCCCATTTTGTTTCTAAGTAACATTTATAATTACCCGATTTACTTAACACAATTGGCCAGTTGGACAGATATATTTCACCATCGGCATAAGGTAATCCCTGATGTATTTTAATGTTTTTAAATTTAGTTCTTGGAGCATTTGGGTCTAAACCTTGAACAGGTAATGATGATTTTTCGGGAAATAATTTTATTCTAACATCTTGAGGAACATTATACCACGAAAATTGTATATCATTTGAACCATAAAATTCGGTAAAACTTAATTTTAAAAAATCAAAATTTTCATTTTTAATTATTTGTAATGTTTTTGTATATAAGTTTGGAACAAATCTATTAAAACCATTTCTACATACTTCACCTTTTTTAAGATAAAAAGCCATGTCATCTTCAAACCAATAATAAAAATCTAATCCTGTTTCATCAAAATGTTCTGCAACAAATACTCTACCCCCAACGATTCCTATATTATCTTTCTTAATATGTTCAAATCCGTGTTCTTCACAAAGTTCTTTATATCTTGGAGTTGTTGATAGGTCAGTTGAATTATCTAGTAAAAACTTTTTTGGTTTAAGAATAAAATCTTTATCATATTCCAACATTGACTTTATTAATGTTTCAAATTGGTTTGGACTATTAAAAGTAATAACATAAAGACCAACCTTATTAATATCTAAATTATTAACAACAGATATTTTACCTTCAGATTTAACTTTTAATTCATCATTCTTTAAGTCCTCAAAAAATTTACCTATTAATCCATTTGATTCTATTTCAAAATAATTTATTAAATCAGAATGTTTATAAGACATAATTGAGAAAATACTTTCTTCAGTTCCCATATATCCTTCATCTAATGTTGATGATAATAATCCATAATAAATTGAGTTGATGTCGGTTATTGTATGTTTTGGACCACCAAAAAATCCACCTCTAGCAACTTTAGTTACTTTATCTCCAGCAATTGAATTTAACTTATTATACTCAAACCCGTGAATTTCGGTTTCGGCTCCGTAAGGAAAACAAATAAATGAAAATTTTGAAATGTATTTAGGTAGTTTTTCTAAAACTTTATCGTGTGTAAAATATCCTGGATGAACAGTGTTTGTTAATCCCGCATCAATCCAAAACATCATCTCAGAATTAAACGTATCCATAATCTTAGCATCATTTAGTAAGAATACTTTTGACATTACTAAAGGATTATACATATCTAACCTTGCTTGTGTTGATTCTGATAACCATCCAGCTCGGTTGTACCATTCAGGATTATTTCTTATTTCTTGTATTTTATCGTATGGAACCGTTTGTTTAAACCATTCCTGTTGTCTAACAATAAATTGTGTATTTGATTTATCCCTCCTTTCAAAGACAAAAGATTCTAATTCGGAATCACCAAAAATAATCATTGGGTTATCAACCTTTAAAAGTTGTTCAAATTTATCTAAATAATGTTGGAATGAACGAGACCATCCATCATTAAGTTCGTCTCTTTTAATATTCCAAAGGCCAGTTACTAATGTTATTCCCATAAATTATTATTTAACTTTACAAACCCATACTGCCTGAGAAAATTTATCTTGATTATAAGATTTAAGATTGTGTTCAATAACAGATTGTTCAATATCAGATTCGGTTATTTCACACCAATTCCAAATTTTATCTTTAATTTCTGATTCATAAATTTCTTTACTAACTGAATAGTCATGCGCTAAAATATAATCACAACTTTTAATAAGTTTTGAAAATATTTTAAATTCACCAATTTTCCAACCACCATCACATAAAACAATTGTTAAACCATCTTGTTGAACAAAATCAACAACTTCTTGTTTAACACCAGACCAATCTTCATTGAAGATGTTCTCAACTCTAACGTCAATTCCTTTTTCAACCATTTGTGAATACCACGGTCTTTCAGAAATATCATACGATAAAATCTTAGTGTTTAAGTTTAATTCGTCCGTAATAATCTTTAAGAATTCTGTGAATCCACCTAATGCAGTACCAATTTCCAATATTCTTACAGGTCTAACCTCTGAAATAAAATCATAAAAAAGTTGATATACGTTATGGCTCTGTTGCGCTGTGTGACCTCTAAAGGCGGATAAACTATCGTTATCCTCTAAATTTGTAAACTTGGTTATATTTTCTTGTATGTTCATAATTAAAATCTTATATGTAAATTTTCTGCTTTATCTCTAAACTCAAAACAATTTGGTAAAAATCCTCTAAAACTATTCCAATCCCAATTCATTTCAGCCTCTAATGCTGAGACTCCAATGTCAAATCCATCAGGATAATTTCTAATGTTGTTGTGTATTGAATACCACAAAAATTCTTCCCATCGTCTAACAAAGTATCTAAATTTCCAATTATTTCTAAAAACCATAAATTGTTCGTTTACTACGTGAGCTTCATCCCATTTTGTATGTTCAAATACTTGATAATCGTATAACTTTCTATCAAAAAAACAATTACTCATATCTTTTTTATGGTCACCAATTTTTGATGGTCGTTCAAATAAAAAATCTAAATTATTATTTTCCATGTGTTTAAACAAATTAAATAATTTATCTTCACTGAAATTTTCAGTTATTCGCCAATCGGCGTCATTGTAGATAATATAATCATAACCCTTATCTAAACAATATTTTAACGATAAAACTTTTAAATTGAGAAAAAAAGAAAACCCTGGATTACCGTCGTCATATCTATCTAATTTAAATAAATCTAAATTCACTTTAGTCCCCACTTCACAATTTTCATTTGTGGTAATGTTAAAATCCGCAGAACAAATCTCACTGTATTTTGTGTAACATTCAGAGGCATTTTTAAGGTAAGAGTCTCCAACGGCTAATGTTGTAAAAATATATTTCATTAAGATTCAATAATTTTTTCTAAAAAGTTAAGTGTATAATCAAACTCGTAATAATCGGGTAATTTGTTATCAACAAAGATTGGAGATTCAATATAACGTTTGTATAAAATTTCATTATTATCAATCTCTTTAACTAAAGATAAAAAATCATTTAAATCTGTAAAGTCATGTAAATTAATAAAACTTTCAGGATTAAACCCTTCTTCTAAAATATATTTGTTACCAAAAAATATTGGTATTGTGCCACTGAAAAATGCGTGATATAGTTTTTCTTGTAAAATATAATCAGTGTTAGTATAATGGATGGACATGTTAAATTTATATTTTTGAAATAACCCTATTTTTTCCCTGTAGGTTAATCCATCAATACGTCCAGTATAAACCGAATTTTGCCATTGATATTTATTTAATGTGTCATTACCATGTAATGTTTGTCTCCAAGGACCAGAAGAACTCACTTCTTTATATTCAGATAGTTTATCAAAAATTTGACCCCTAAAATCATTATTTGATGCTTGAGTAACGGAACAAAACCCTAAATTCCTTTTGGATATTACATTAAAATTTCTTTCTTGCGTTAACCAACTTAATGGGCTATCAACTAATCTCGCTTCATCATATAATGTCCAAACATCAAAAACACCTGAGGGTTGTCTTAAATATCTTTCATGTTCAAGTTTATTATACCCTAACGCCCATTGATTATCGTTTGAATTTATTGGTGAACTAAAATCGGCAACCTCACCTGAAACATAGATAAATTTTTTATTTCTATCTGATTGATTATGTTTTGTGGGTAATTGACCTGTATAAGTGTCTATTTGATTTTCATTGTAATTTAAGTCTGAATGTATTACAATGTCGGGATTTATTGGGTCAATAATAACATTATATTTTTTAGATAAGATAAACTTGAAATAGTTCATCCAACTATGTTGTCCAATGTTTGGAAATCCTTGTCTGGTTATTCTAACGGTTTTCATTCAAAATTTGTGTTAATTTAATTGTATTTTCATTATGTGGGCCATTATCGTGTATAATATACGCACCCAATTCTAAAAGTGAAATTTTAGAACCATCTATTTTAACATTATCTTTTGTATCTAAAGTGCTAAAAAAGAAATCACGTTCTTGGTCAATTATGATATCATCATTCAATAGATATTGTATTGACCATCTACCTTGGTCGTCAATTCCAGTTTGATATTCTTTTTCAATAATATCTTTTAAGTGATAAACTATTTTATCTGTATATCCAAAATAAGTACCCGAATTCAAATATTTACTATCATTAATCATTCTTTTTTTCTCATATAAATGAGTGTAATTTGTTGGTGGCCATAAACCTTTTTCAGCCCCCATAACAATACTACAATTTAATGATTTGAAATTTTCTATAATACCTTCGGGTGATTTTATAAAATTGGTATCAGTTGCATCTAAAAATAAAATATAATCATATTTTCCAACAATATTTGATTCAATATATTCTAACACTTTAACCGTTTTGTAAAAAAACAATTTATCGTAATAAGAACCGTTTGTGATTAAACCAGAATTTCTCACAATATGAATATCTTCGGGTGAAAAATACTTCAGAGAGTTTTTATAAAAAGTTGGTTCATAATAATCAGGATAATCAAATAAAGCGGTTATCAGTGCAACATTTCGCATATTAATTAGTTGATAATTGTTTATAAAATTCTCTTATTAAATCATCATCGCTGTGAAATATATTGTCTTGTGCAAAAAATTTGTAAGGAATTTCATCTTCCCAAAAAATAACAAGTTCTTTACCTAAATAAGTTTTTAACATTTCATCAGATTCTTCACAAACTTCAATAAACGAGAATTTAGGGTATATACAAACTATATTATCTTTTACGTCAATGATTTGTTTGTGGTGAGCATTACCTCTATATTTATTACCCCACAAAAAAGTAAACTCATCAAATTTAGAAGGAATTGCAATATAACCCCTTTTAGATATTTTTGGTAACAAATCTAATAATTCGGTTGGTGTTATAACATCTTCTAATGTATGAGAACAAATGCTATAGTCAAACTTACCATTTTGTTCTACATAGTCCAATAATTCAGACCAAGTGTTTTTGTTTTGAATATTAAAATCAAAAAATTTTACACCTTCTTCTTGGATTTTAACTATATCCGCAACAAATTTACATTCGGGGTAAGACCAAAATTGTAAAGATGCACCAACGTCAATTGTTTTATAGTTATTATCTGAGATTGTTTTTTTTACTTGACCTGTCAAATTTTTGACGGTTTGATTATATTGCCAGTTTGTTATCATAATTTTTATTTAAGAATAGAATATCTTGTTGGATTAATTCATATGTTAATGGGTGGTTAATATTTCCAATATGTGCTATAGGAGTAAACCCTAACTTGTCCATGTAATCATAAACAAATTCTTTTGTTGGTGCCTTTTGATTGTATTCAACTAATGAAATTTCCATTAGAATACCTTTTGCCCTTTTGAAGATATCTAAACCACCGTTTATAATATCAATTTCAGAACCTTGTACATCAATTTTAATTAAATCAAATGATTGATTATTTAGAAGGTTAGAAAGAGTTTTTGTTTGTTTTTTTTCAATAATGATTTGGTCATCATCATAAAAAGAAGTATTTTCACGATAAATGGAATTTCCAGTACACCTTGGTTCATTTTTTCTAATATAAAAATCAACATCCTTTTCAATATCGCTTAATAGACAAATTGAATAGTCAACGTTTAATGTTTCTAAAACCACTTCACAACTTTCACTACCCTCAATTAAATAGTAATATGAATTTGGAAAAATGTTTTTAATTTCGTTATAAAACTGTCCAACATTTGCACCAATATCCAAAATTGATTTTGGTTCAAAATATGTTTTAATTTTTTCTAAACTCATTTTTAATTAAAGTATACAACCCCAGTTCCTGTTGAATGTCCGATATTAGTTATGTCATATTTTTCTTGACTGATTGAACCCCAAAATTTTTCCATTTCAAAATTCAAATGAATATCATCTAACAATAAGTAACCTTTGTATCCAATTGATACTAAATGATTAACAAATTGTTCTTCAAATACTCCGTCATGATATGTGTCTAACATAATATATTTTGAACTTAAAATAATATCTTTGTAATTTTCGTTAATCACATTATCAATAATAAACTCAACATTGTTAGGTAATAAATTTAAATCAAGTTCATTACCCACATTAAATGAACGAACCTTGTTTGAATGATTCACGGAAAATGCTAGTGCCGAACAACCCTTAAGAGTACCAATATCAAGGATATCTACTAAATTATCATTTTGGGAAATGTGTACCAAAAGTCTATAATGTTCTTGTCCTGATTTGGATATAAAATACTCTTGATATTCTAAAGAATTAATTCTTTGTGAGTGTGGAAACAAATCTATGTTGTCCAATTGTTCATTTGTTATAGTTAAAAAATCCATATTAATATATAGTTAGCTTACTGCGTTATGGTTTAATTGTCCTGTTATTCTATCACACCAACCTTTTGATTCTGAGTGAGGCCAAACAACCCAATGTGTTGGTAATTCATCTGTTTGAAAATCCCTCCACACTTTACAATACTTATCAGGGTCTCTCATAAATCCTGCAATTTCATTTTTATCAGCATCTTTACGGAATAATGTTTTATCATCTTTACCGTGGAAAGCAACAACCCAAAAGTCATAATCGGTTTCAGGTACTTGAGAATATCCAATATCAATACAATGTTTGAATATCATACAGAAACTGTCTTTCCATTCTTGTTCCGTTTCAAAATTATAAGGATTTGGTGGATAATTTTTATCTAATGTGTATTTATCAATTGCTCTTTTTTCAAATAAGATTCCTGAATATTTTTCATATTCTGTTAAAGTTCTAACGGTTCCAAAACCATAAGGACCATCATGCCCCTCCTGAGTTTCACCATCCATACCAAATAATTTTCTATTTGTTAAATGTGAGTGACTATTCTTTTGTCCCCAAGTTTTATCATCATCCCATTGTTTTGTTCTACCTTTACGGGTGTATTCGTGATAAACAACAGGAATGTGTGGATGGAACAAATCGTAACCCCAAGTGTAAGCTCTTGCCGCAATAGAGATTTCTTCTCCGTGAAAATAATATTCAGGGTTGTGTTGAACTTCAGTTGAGAACTGTCCTAATGTAAAACAGAAGTGAGCAGAATAGAATCTTGATGTTACAGGTTTTTTCATTTCTCTCCAACCTGGAATTGTTTCAGGTAAAAAGAATACGGCTCCTTCGGGAATGAATCTATCAAACGCCATTCTCCAAGCTTCTTGTGAACGACCTGCTGGGTCATTGTCAGGGTCAAAAGATGGTACATAACCCGTAAGTAGAGGCTTCTTGTACCCATCTTTTTGTAGACCCTTAATCATCTTGATTAAGATATCATCCCAATCTTTGATAAATCTCATATGTGAATCTATCTGTAATGTATAGGTTTCACCTTTATAAAGTTGTTGAACTTGATGTCTTGCCCAACAAACTCCTTTGGCGTCTTGATAAGGAATGTCTAAGATTCTAAATCTTTTGTCATCCCTGTATTCGTCTAAGTTATCAAACCCATCTTCAGGGTTATATTGTCTTGCAATACCAAAGATTAGGTTATTTGGTTTTTTTGCGTTCTCCAACATATTTTTAATGGTTGGAACCAATTGTGGGTCACGATAGCTTGCGCATTGTATAAATATTTTGCTCATTTAATTAAAAGATATTTAACTTAAAAATAAAAAACCCTCCACAAAGGTGAAGGGTTTTTTTAAAATATATTTGTAGTATTTTTTTAAATACATCCTGCTGGACTTGAAGAACTAATTTGACCTGCTCCACCTGTTACTTCATACCAAGCAGTTCCGTTAGAGTAGTAACCATTTGCCACTGGTATTGTTAATGCGGTATTAACATATAAGTATTCGCCAGTATTTGGACCAACTCCACCCGCAACCGTACCATAAATTGTGCTAGGTGATACACCAAAATCAACACAAGCATCATTTGATGTTTCACCCGTACCTAAACTATAAGTGTAATAACCAATTGTTGGTGTCGGTGTATTAGTTGGTGTTACACTTGGTGTATTAGTTGGTGTTGTTGTATTTGTTGGTGTATTAGTTGGTGTTGATGTTGGTGTTTGAGTTGGTAATACTGAACATAAACCATAGATGCCTGTTGTTAAAGTACCGTCTGAATTTAATTGAATATATTGTCCACCAAAGCTATAGAATCCTGACATATTATCTGAAAATAATACAATACCATTTGGATTATTATAGAATTGAGTATTGGCATCAAACGATACGTTTTCACCATAAATAGTTCCTGAACCACCAAAGCCATTACATGCATTATATGCCGTTGAGCCTGAATAAACAAAAAATGAATCAAGTGCGTTTGTTGGTGTAACAGTCGGTGTTGGTGTGTTAGTTGGTGTTGAGGTATTAGTTGCGGTATTAGTTGGTGTGTTAGTTGCTGTATTAGTTGGTGTATTAGTTACTGTATTAGTTGGTGTAACAGTATTTGTTGGTGTCGGTGTTGGTGTTTTAGTTGCGGTATTAGTTGGTGTTACACTTGGTGTTACACTTGGTGTTACAGTATTTGTTGGTGTTGGTGTGGGTGTTTTAGTATTTGTTGGTGTAACAGTTGGTGTTACAGTATTAGTTGGTGTATTGCTTGGTGTTGGTATAAAAGGAAAAGCTCCGTCATTAACCAATACAACGTTATTAACATAGAATGAAGATATTGAATATGTCCCATCTATTAACCAAATATTTTTTGTTTGATTTGATAATAATTCAACTTGGTATTGCCACATTGAATCATCACATCTTCTATAATTGAAGGTTGTTATTGTTGTACCCGTATTTGTTAAGGTATATTTGCTACATGCCATAATAATTTATATTTAACAATAAATATACATTAAAATAAAAAAACTTAACACACCCCAATATTAATTATTAAAGTCCCACTAAGTTGTATAAAATAACTTCCATTTGATATGGTAAAATTAGCATTTACAGGTGGTATTAATAATGATGAGTTACCAAATACATTATCGCCAGGAACTAAACGATTAAATGGTTTTGTTGTATAGATTGTTACATTTGATGGTGTACCAAAATTGGTTGATTCACAAACATCTTCATAATACCCACCTGTCCATAAATTATACCTATAAATAATGGTTGGTGTTGTACTTGGAGTTGGTGTTGGTGTTGGTGTGACAGGTGTTGGTGTAGGTGTTGGAGTTACAGGAGTTTGTGTTGGAGTCGGAGTTAACGTAGGTGTTGGTGTATTTGATGGACATAGTCCCATATTGGCAACATCAAGAGGTGCTCCATAGTATTCAACAAATACATTATCGGCACAAACATATTGTGTTTGAAGTGTGGGAATGGTTGATATTGTAATATTACCCGTACAACCAGTCCAACTATAATATCCCTCTTGGACATTATTATAATTTATTATTCTATAGTAATTACAACTCATTCTTATGTTCTTGTTGGTGTTGGCGTTTTAGTGTTTGTTGGAGTATTAGTTGGGGTTTTAGTATTTGTTGGTGTCGGTGTTGGGGTTGGTATTATTACTTGACAATCAGGACAATCAGGATTTAATAAGTTATATTTATCTTTTAATATTCTAAAGTTATGTTTAATTTGAGAGGCGTTTAATGGTTCTGTATACATTCTAAATGCGCTCACATCACCAATCATACTACCACCAAAGATTTCCTCTAACTCAATATGAGTTGTAAGTCCAGAATAAATTGTGTTATCCAAATCATTTGTTGTTAAACATTCAGGGTCTTGTTGGTAAGTAAGGTCATTTAATGTTTCAGGACATCCACCAGAAAAAGTTAAATTATCGTGAAGTCCTTGAGTACCTCCACCCAAAGAAATATTATAACCAACACCAATTTGTTTTTCTTTTTCAACATTTAATAATCTTGGAATAATTTCTTCAAAGTTTTCGGTAACCATAAAAAGTTTACCATTAACATAAAACTTAAGGGTCCCCATTCTAAAACTTTGTTCTTCAGTCCACATATCTGTGAACGTTACAACTTCAGTTGTTGCTGGGTCATAAGGTTGTTCTCTTGTTATTGGTGGTTCAATTAAACTAACACTTCTATTTTCTATTGTTGCAAAATATACCGTCTTGGCTAACAATCCAATTCCACCTTTATCGTATAAATCGCAGACATCCATCCACGTATATCGTTGGAATACGGCATCAATTTGAACCCAATGTTCATAATCAATATATGGTGTTAATTTACATTCATCAAATATACCTCTTGTTGAACACCATTCAGTTATAGATGTTCCCGTAACATATGTTAATCCTGTTAGACAAACACCACTATATTCACACCCACCAGTTATTCTATATGTTTTAACACATAATCTTGGATTTCCCGTATCACCGCTTAATCGTAACGATATTCCATTTGAAACACCATCATATAATGGGTCTTTTTCAGGGTATTTGGCAGTTGAAGTACAACCACAAGGACAACCACAATCACAATGAGTTATTGTTCCTCCTGATGGTTGATAAACCTCAAGACACATTGACGATGTGTTCGCACTACTAGCACATCCGCAAGTATGCATACAAGTTAAACCTGACGTAACTCTTGTGTATCCTGAATCTTGTTTTGGAGAACCATCGGCATAATGATAAAATTTATTCTCGGCTCTCGCACCCATATAAAAGAATGTTCCCTTATTGTCTGGGTATCTATAATTAAGACCAACACTTGTGTCACCACTCCATCGGTATCTTAACATAAATTCAGATGTCCACCCCAAATCAACTCTTTGTGGGAATACCTGATAATCATATCCAGCAATTTTATAAAATCCTTGAAAAAATCCTCCGTCTAATTTTGCAACATATCCAATATCACCCCCAACATTCTCATACGATAAATTATATGTATACGAATTATCATTCCATAATCTATTTTCAGTTGTGGTAAAACCTGTGATAGGGTGCATTTTCATTCTCCTATCGTATTTGTATCTACTAAACTTATCTGTTGTACCTGAATATAATCCTGTCGTTATTTCTATGGTTTCACCAGACATATTCTGAACTAAACCATTATCAATTCCTGTCAACCCAACATCACATAATTCTGTTGTGACTACACAAAAGTTGGGGTCAATATTTTTTGGGTTCCAATAATTTTCAGAAACAATTGTATCGGCACTAAACACACAGGGAGAAATTTGACATAATGTTGTCCCACTGCTATTTAAGTTAAACTTAAATGGCATTCTATTCCCATCGTTTTCTGCGATTAATAATGGAGAAAAAACAACTTCTTGGTCATAATCTTTCTCGTCTGACGCTAAGCAAATGTCAGTTATTTCATTAACTGGTTTTAACCCAAATCTACGAAAATTGTATTGATTAATATTTTGATATGCCATAACTAATGATAAATACCTTAGTTGCTAGTATTTATAGATAAAAAAAAACAGATGATTACAGAAGATAAAGAATTTTATTCATCACCGTATTATTTTTTATTGAGAGATAAAGGAGATAAATACTCATTATATTTCTCTGTAGAAGGGAATTTGACGGAAGCACGTAAGAAAGACGAGGTTATTCACTTTGCAAAAAATAAAGGAGGGAAGGTTAAAAATCACCTTAAAAAAATTGCCAAAGAGAAAAAAATAAAAACAACTAAGGGTCTTAAAACTGATTTAGAAGAATTAGTAAACGCCGATGGTTCTTTTTCAAATTCAAATATACCAATTCTTGACCCAAAACTTCACCCAAGAAAAACTATGGACCAAACAGTTGCGGCAGCAAGAATTACAAATGACCCTATTTCTCGTGGATATAGAAGTTATTATGGTGAATCTGTTGAAGAGATTGAAGAGATTGATATGTCAGGAGCTTTCGGTTATGAAGAAACTGAAGATATGGATGGAGCTGAAACTTACAAATATCTTGTTAAGAAAATGGATATGGACCCAGAGGATGCTAAAAATAGAACAAAACAAAAAGGACAAGACCCGACAGGTAAAAAAGATAAAAAATCAAAATATTATAAAGACCCAAATTTTATAACAAGAGCAACTCTATCTGAAATTCAAAAACAAAAGATGATTAAAGTTGTGGAAGATATTTTAATGGGAAAGAAAAATTCAGATAATTCTGATGTTTCAAAAAAAGATGTTGAGGTTTCAAGAATGTTAAAGAAAAATCTTTCATCATTAAAAAGACAAGCAGAAAAAGAAGGGATTTCAATTTCTAATTTAATAAAAGCATTGAGAAGTGAATAAAGATTTATACGATAAAGAAATAGAGTTTCCATCAGACAAACAGGAACATATGAGAGTATGTTTCAAACAAGCTGTTGGCGCTGATGAAAATGTGGAGGGGTTCATTAGAAATAAAGAACTTCAAGGACAGAAATTTATATCGTACAAACAACTTAAAAGGATTAAAAACTTTTTTGATAATTTCAAAGGAAACCATAATGAATTACCATTCATATTAAATGGTGGTGTTGAAATTAAAAATTGGGTTAATGATGAGTTAAGAAAAATGAGGGAATTCATCAAAATGAATAAAACAAATAAAATGAACACTGGAATGCAAAACCAATTCATTGATACTCATCAGAAAAAAGATTTTACAAATGTAAGAACATCTCAAGAACATTCCAGAACTGTTGATAAATATAATCAATCAGTAACAGAAAGTTTAAGACGAATAAATGAAATAATATCAAAAATATAACAAAATGGCAAACGAATTATCAGTTGATTTAACTCAAAATGAACCAAACGCACTTACAGCAATTGCTGACCAAGAAAGAGCAAGACTAATCCCTAAAAACGATTATAATAAAGTAGGAAATGAATATTCAGTGGTGAATAAAGACGCACTTGCTGATGGTGACTCTTTGGGTAGAGGAACTGGTTCATTTTTAGATGTATATAACACAGGGGCTGGAACAATAGACGATATTGTAGAAAGAAAAAGTGAAATAAAAATCAATCAATACAACGCATCAAAAGTGTATCCTAACTTCTAAAATGAAATTACAAGAAACCTTAAAGGATTTAATTTGTGAAATTGCTTCTATTGATAGTGTCGTTGATGCTATTAAACAGAAACAAAGAGTTATCATCTATTATGATGGCGATGAGCCAGGTGGTAGGGGTATTAGAGAAATTGAACCCGTGTGCTTAGGTGTCAGTAAGGCAGGAAATAAAGTTTTAAGGGCTTGGGATAATGAGGGGGCATCTCACACAGGGTATAAAGGAGAGCAACCTTTACCAGGATGGAGGCTTTTCAGGTTAGATAAAATCTTAACTCTAAAACCATCTGGAGAAAATTTCACAGAAATGAGACCAAATTTTAATCCAAATGGTGACAAAAGCATGACTAGCGTTATTATTATAAGTAAATTTTAAAAATATGGACAGATTAACAGAAAAATTAAGGCTTTCAAAAGCAATTATGGATAAGGCGGAAGGAATAAAAAGTAGTAATTCAATGAGTGGTGGATTACCACCAACATCACTTCAACAATTTGATGTTCCAAACGCAAAATATAATATTCCTTCAGAATATATGCAAGAAGAAAGACAACAACCACAAAATTATTTATCACAATTACCAACCGTAAATACAAAGCCAGTTGGTGTTCCAACGGTAGATGCAATTAAAAATTCAAAACTACCTGACGAAATTAAACGATTGATGATGGAACATCCTATTTCACAACCAGACCAACCAACATCAACATTATCAAATGATTTAATTAAAAAGGCGACTAGATTAATGGGTAATAGTGACTCTGGTTATGTACCAGAATCCGCAAAACCAAGACAGGTTGAAAGTCAATCACAACAAAATTTTGGTAGTATTGATTATAATATCATTCAAAAAATGATTACCGAAGCGGTTAATGATTCATTAAGAGAAAATGGATTACTTGTTGAGTCATCTGAAAAGGCAAATGAAATTTTTACCTTTAAAGTTGGTAAACATATTTTTGAAGGTAAGGTAACAAAAATTAAAAAATTGTCTTAACGGCTTTCTTTATTTGACATAAATTGTTATATTTTTAGAAATATACAAATAATTTATGTCAAAAATCAAAATATTAGTCGTTCCGTCCGATAGAACAGGTGTCGGTAAATTCAGGTCAGTAGACCCTCACGTTTTTTTACAAAACTTATACGGTGATGATTTTCATGTTGATATCGTATACGACCCATCATATGATGATATGACGTTTTGGTCTCAATATCAAATAGTATCATATCACAGGAGTATTGGTCAAGATTTTGACAAAGCAAATGCCCTAATCCAAAAATTAAATTCATTAGGTATTATAACCGTTTGTGATATTGATGATTATTGGATGCCAGGAAAAGAACACCCAATTCACGATATAATTAAACACAATAGAATTAATGAAAGAATTGTTGCAAATCTTAAAGTATCAAAATATGTTACTACAACAACTACTTTGTTTGCGGACGAAATTAGTAAGTTAAATAAAAATGTTGTCGTTTTTCCAAACGCAATTAATCCAAATGAACCACAATTTAAAGAACCGACATTAGAATCGGATAGAGTACGAATTGGTTGGTTAGGAGGTTCTTCTCATTTACACGATTTACAGTTATTAGATTTGGGTAGATTAACACCTCTTAAAGATAAATTACAATTTGTTTTATGTGGATTTGATACAAGAGGAAGTGTTACTGAAATTAACCCACAAACAAATGAGCACAAAAAAAGAGACATATTACCACACGAAACCGTTTGGGCTGAATATGAAAAAATATTTACACAAAACTTCTCAATTTTATCGGATGATTATAAGAAACACTTATTAAAATATAATCAAGAATCATACTCAAACGAATCTAATGAACCATATGTTAGGGTGTGGACAAAACCTGTAACATCTTATGCTAAGAATTATTCAAAATTTGATGTATCTTTGGCACCAATTAAAAATCATATGTTTAATAGAATGAAATCTCAATTGAAAGTAATTGAAGCTGGGTTTTATAAAAAGGCAATTATTGCATCAGATTTAGGTCCTTACACAATTGACTTAATACATTGTTTAGACCACGGTAATTTTGTTGATGGAAATGCGATGTTAGTTGGAGAAAATAGAAATCATTCTGATTGGTCAAAATATATTGAAAAATTAGTTAAAAATCCTAATATGGCAAAAGATATGGGAGAAAGATTGTACGAAACCGTTAAAGACAAATATGACCTTAATGTTGTGACAAAGAATCGTAGAGATTTTTATTTATCTATCGTTAAATAATAAAATAAATTTGGAGATATGCGAATAATGTGTATCTTTGAATTTTTAAATAAAAAAAATATGATAAACATACCAATAACAAAAATATTATTCTTAGACATTGAAACCGTAGGTGTTCAACCTGATTGGGGTTCTTTAGTTAAATCTAACGAAGCACTTTCATTCCAATTTGAACATTATTTTGATTGGTTTCAAAAAAGGTTCCCTGAAGACGCTGACAAAGGTGTCGGTCAAATGTTCGTTAATAGGTCAGCATTAGTTCCCGAATTTGCAAGGATTGCCTGTGTTAGTGTTGCATTCGTAACAGACAAAGGTGAAACAAAAATGCAGTCGTTTAGTGACCCTGATGAAAAGAAAATGTTAATTGAAGTTCAAAAACTTTTACATAGAGTTGGTGAACTTGGTTTCTTTTTATGTGGTCATAATGTTAAAGGATTTGATATTCCTATGTTAGCAAAACGAATGATTATGAATGGAATATTACCACCAAAAATATTACCAGGTCACGATACTAAACCTTGGGAAGTAAAGGCGTTAGATACAAAAGAAGTATGGCAATATGGTGGTTATGGGTCAATCGCTTCTCTTGAACTTATGTGTGTTTGTTTAGGTGTTGAATCTTCTAAAACAATGGAAATCACGGGTAATAAAGTTCACGATGCTTTTTGGAATAAAAAAGATATTGCAGGTATTGTAAAATATTGTGAAAAAGATGTGTCGGTATTAATTGATGTAATAAACAAACTAATAGAATTAAAATAATGGATTTTAACCAAAAAACTAATAAAGAAATTCAAGATTTATTTGAAAAAATAAAAAAAGATTCTGGTGTAACTCCAGACATAGATTATCAACAAGATATTATGGATATGTTTGGATTAAATCTTGAAGAAATGGAAGAGGAGATGTATACCGCATCAAAAACAAAAACAATTAATATAGAAATTGTTCACGGAGATGCTGTTTTTCCAAGATATGCCTACCCATCTGATTCGGGATTTGATTTACATTCAACCGAAGACTTAGAAATTGGACCATTTGGAAGAATTTTAGTTCCAACAGGTCTTAAAGTTTCTTTTGAAGAAGGATATGAAATACAAGTTAGACCAAAAAGTGGTTTGGCAATTAAACAAGGATTAACTGTTCTTAATACACCAGGAACTGTTGACCAAGGATACACAGGAGAAATACAAGTTATTGTGTTTAACACCAACAACCATTCTGTAATGATTCCAAAAGGAATGAAAATTGCACAAGCAGTTTTATGTCCTGTAGTTAATGGGAAATATGTTAATCTTCAATTGGTTAATCAAGTGGAAGAAAAAGACAGAGGAAATAATGGATTTGGTTCAACGGGTTTAGGGGTATGATGGAAGAAAATGTAAGTCCAACTTTATCTGAAGGAGTTAAAAATTATCTAATTGATATTGACGGAACGATAACTGATGATATTCCAAATGAAGAACCGTGGAGAATGGAGACATCATTACCATATAAAGGTTCAGTTGAAATGATAAATGGATGGTATGACGAAGGTCATATTATCACTTTTTTTACATCAAGAGTTGAAGAACATAGAGAAGTTACTGAGAATTGGTTAAACAAATTTGGATACAAATATAATGGGTTATTAATGAATAAACCCAGAGGTGGTAATTACCATTGGATTGATAATCATATTGTTAGAGCAACAAGGTATGATGGTAGATGGGGAGAGTTAATAAAAGTAGAACATAAAATAGAAGTTTTTAAATGATAACAATAGGATACTCAACAAGAGAACATAACCCAAAATACATTGAATACTTGAAAAAAAGTTCAGGGTATAAAAAAATTGAGGTTATTGAAAAGATTAACAATGGGGAGAAGTCCCTTTCTCAAGTTTATAACGAAATACTTGAAGAATCAAAAACTGACATAGTAGTTCTATGCCACGACGACATTTATTTTGATACCACAGGATGGTTTCATAAAATTGAAAAGCATTTTGAAAAAAGTGATTATGGTATATTAGGAGTTGCTGGAACAACTCATATGTCAGAAACTGGTAGATGGTGGGAAACTAATCGTAGAAAAAACATGATTGGTATTGTTAATCATGAAAGTGGTGGAAAAAAATGGACATCAAAATACTCAGAAGAATTTGGTAATAACATT